AACTTATGCTTCAACAGCAGGAATAGCAACTTATGCCTCAACAGCAGGAATAGCAACTTATGCCTCAACAGCAGGTATTGCCACATACGCTACAAGTGCTGGTATTGCTACTTATGCTTCAACGGCAGGCATAGCAACAATAACAGGATATGCATCAACAGCAGGAATTTCTTCAACCTCACAAGGTCTTACAGGTTCTCCAAATATTACTGTTGGAATTGTAACTGCTTCTTATCTTCAAAGTACTGATGGTGGATCATATGCTGGTGTAGTTACTGCAACTTCTTATAGTGGTTCTGGAACAAATCTAACTGGTATTGTAACTTCTATTGTTGCTGGTGCTGGTGTTACTATTTCGGGTTCCACAGGGCAAGTTACTATTAGTTCAGCACCATCCAATTTCATTTCTACTTCCACTACACAGGCAAGCACACTTACAGTAGATTTTACTGGTCCTAATGTAATATTCTGGCAACCTAGTGCTGGTGGTCCTAGGGCAGTTACACTAACTAATTTTACTGCAAATAGAGGGGTTAGGATTTTTATTACTCCTCATGGTGGTGCAGATAAATTTACATTTACTGGAGTAACTGCAAGTCAATGTAGTGATGGTAGTGATGTCTATCAACTTGGAGGTGGTGGTGCTGCTCAGGCAAGTATGATGATAGAACTATTCTCAACTACAAATGCTATTGGTGGTGTTTGGATATTTGCATACGGTGGTGTTAAAGGATAAATTATGTCTGATAATATCTACTTAGGTAATCCAAATTTAAAAAAAGCAAATACACAAATTCAATTCACAGAAGAACAAATTATTGAGTTTTTAAAGTGTAAAGAAGACCCTGTTTATTTTGCAAAAAATTATATTAAGATCGTTTCTTTGGATCACGGTCTTGTTCCTTTTAAGATGTATCCATTTCAAGAAAAACTTGTTAAAAATTTTCATGAAAATAGATTTAATATATGCAAGATGCCACGGCAGACAGGTAAATCAACCACCTGCGTATCCTACCTGCTCCACTATGCCGTGTTTAATGATAATGTGAATATTGCCATCCTTGCTAATAAGGCATCTACTGCAAGGGATCTGCTGGGCAGATTACAACTTGCTTATGAAAATTTACCTTCATGGATGCAACAGGGTATTATATCTTGGAACAAGGGATCTTTAGAATTGGAAAATGGATCTAAGATTTCATCTAACTCTACTTCTTCATCTGCTGTCCGAGGTGGATCTTATAATGTAATTTTTTTGGACGAATTTGCGTTCATTCCTAATCACATCGCTGATGACTTTTTTGCCTCTGTTTATCCTACTATTTCTTCTGGTCAAAGCACAAAGGTAATTATTGTTTCTACCCCTCGCGGTATGAATCACTTCTACCGAATGTGGCACGACTCCGAAAGAGGAAAGAATGAATATGTACCAACTGATGTTCATTGGTCAGAAGTTCCTGGTAGAGATGAAAAATGGAAAGCACAAACAATAGCAAATACTTCCGAACAACAATTCAAAGTTGAGTTTGAATGTGAATTTTTAGGATCTGTCGATACTCTAATTAATTCCTCAAAATTAAAAAATTTAGTTTATGAAGATCCTATAAAGAAAAATAAAGGATTAGATGTTTACGAAGATCCTATTTCAGAACACAATTATATGATTACAGTTGATGTTGCACGAGGAATAGGAAATGATTATTCTGCATTTGTTGTTGTGGATATAACTGCATTTCCATATAAAGTTGTTGCAAAATATAGAAATAATGAAATAAAGCCTATGCTATTTCCAAATGTCATAGAACCAGTTGCAAAAGCATACAATTATGCTTGGATACTGGTTGAAATTAATGATATTGGTGATCAGATAGCAAATATATTACATTTTGATTTGGAATATGACAATATTCTCATGTGTGCTCAAAGAGGTAGATCTGGACAAATAGTTGGAACTGGTTTTAGTGGTAAAAAATCTTATCTTGGAATCAGAATGACTGCTGCTGTGAAAAAATTAGGTTGTTCCAATTTAAGAACGTTAATAGAAGATGATAAATTAATGACAAATGATTATGATATTATTAGTGAAATGACAACTTTTATTCAAAAGAATAATAGTTTTATGGCAGAAGAAGGTTGTAATGATGATTTAATGATGTGCCTTGTTATTTTTGCATGGTTGGTTGCTCAACCATATTTTAAAGAGATGACAGATGATGATATTAGAAAAAGAATCTATGAGGAGCAAGAAGATCAAATAGAAGCAGATATGGCACCTTTTGGATTTATATCAACAGGATTAGAAGATGGTCCATCATTTGTTGATAATGATGGTGATACTTGGCATTTTGATGAGTATGGTGATAGAAGTTATATGTGGGATTATAGATAAATGGATTTAGATGATCAAGTAGATTTAGAACATTTACTTTTTTTAGAAAGAAAATGTAGATCATGTAATCAAGTAAAAAGTTTACTAGATGATTTTTATCTATCATATAGAGATAGAGGATCTCTTCCTTCATCATATTCATATGAATGTAAAAAATGTACTGTAAATAGAATAAAAAAATCTAGAAAAAAGCAAATAAAATTAGATAAAGAAGATTATCCAGATTGGTAATTGTTCGTGGGTTATTTCCCCATCAGAAATACTCTTTTTAATAAATAATTTCAGAGTATTTCTGAAAAAAGAGGACGACAAGATGCCACTAAATTTAGCATCTCCTGGAATTGTTGTAAGAGAAGTTGATGTAACCGTTGGGAGAGTAGATCCAACTTCAAATTCAATAGCTGCAATTGTGGCTCCTTTTGAAAAGGGCCCAGTTGAAAGTTCTATTTTAGTTCAAAATGAGCAACAGTTATTAGCAAATTTTGGACAACCAAGAAATATAGCAAGTCATTATGAAACTTGGTTTACCGCATCATCATTTTTGTCTTATGGTGGAAAATTATTAGTTCTAAGATCAGATAGTGATAATTTGCAGAATGCAAATCAATCAGTTACTGGCGTTGCAACTAACATAAAAATTAAAAGTTATGAAGATTATGTAAATAAAGGATATAATGAAAATGCTATATCGAATGTAGTTTTTGCCGCTAGAAATCCAGGATCTTGGGGTAATGGATTAAAAGTAGCAATTATTGATGCTAAAGCAGATCAAATGTTAAGTGGCATCAATACAACTAGTGCAGTTGTTGGATATGGAATCACTCAGTCAATTAATGGAGTTGTAAGTGCTGGGGCAGGAACTACTGAAACTTTAGACGGATATATTAAAGGAATTATTACTGGAATAGATCCTGGATCTCTTGATGTTAAAGTTTTAAGTTATGTATCTGCTGATGGAACGGAAACAGAAGTAGATTATGAACCACAAGGTGTTTACAGATTTAAATCATCAGGAACAGTAACTATTCGTACAAACAATACTGGTGTAGGTGTAGCAACAACTGCGTTTTCTTCATCACCAGACTGGTTTGATGCACAAACAATTACTTTAAATAATGGCACTATTGCTTGGAATACTTTAGCACCAAGACCAGGAACATCAAGATTTGCTGCTTCTAGAGGAAGCAGATTTGATGAACTTCATGTTGTAGTAATTGACGGTAAAGGAGATGTAAGTGGAAATGCAGGAACTGTTTTAGAAAAACACGTTGCATTATCAAAAGCAAAAAATGCAATTTATGCTGCAGGAAGTTCTTCGTATTGGAACAAATATATTGCAGATGGTTCATCTCTAATCTTTGGTGGATCACAACCAAGTGGTGTTGTAACTTGTGGATTTACAGATTTATCAACATTTACATTAGGTGGAAAAAATTGGAATTCAAATACTGAAGATAATACATCATTTAAATGTATAGGTGCCGAAACTTATTCATTAAGTGGAGGAACAAATTATGATGGAGATGATGATATCAATTATGATACATCATTACAAACATCTTTATCAGATTTATCAGGTGGTTATGATTTATTAACAAATACCGAACAATATAACATTAATTTCATTTTAATGGGATCTGCTTCATATGATAAAGAAACTTGCCAAGCATTAGCATCCAAAATTATTTCTGTTGCAGAAGAAAGACAAGATGCAATAGCATTTGTTTCACCATATAAAAATTCGATGTTGAATTTAAGTGGAACTGCATCATTTGTACCTATTAACTCAGCAGATATAACAGATAATATTATTAGTTACTACGCTTCAATACCATCTTCATCTTATGCAATTTTTGATAGTGGATACAAATACATGTATGACAAATTTGCACAAACATTTAGATATATTCCTTTAAATGGTGATATTGCTGGTATTTGTGCTAGAAATGATACTACACATGCTCCATGGGTTTCACCTGCTGGAACTTCTAGAGGTTCTATTCTTAATGCGGTTAAACTTGCATACAATCCATCAAAAGTTCAAAGAGATAGACTTTATTCTAATAGAGTAAACCCTGTAATTTTCTCTCCTGGTTCTGGAATTGTATTATTTGGTGATAAAACAGGTTTAGCAAAAGCATCTGCATTTGATAGACTTAATGTTCGTAGATTGTTTATCTATGTTGAAAAAGCAGTTAAAGCAGCTGCTGATGCACAATTATTTGAATTTAATGACGAAACAACTAGAACAAATTTTGTAAATATAGTTGATCCATTCCTAAGAGATATTTTAGCTAAGAGAGGAATTGTAGATTATAGAGTTATTTGCGATCAAACTAATAACACTGCTTCAGTAATTGATAATGGCGAATTCGTTGCTGACATTTATATCAAACCTTCGCGTTCAATTAACTTTATTGGATTAACATTTGTAGCTACAAGAAGTGGTGTATCCTTTGAAGAAATCGTAGGTAATGTTTAATTTAATTATAATCCAAAATTACTTATTAGAGGTACAAAAAAATGGCATTAAAAACTCTTGATAACTTCAAAGCTCAACTAGTTGGTGGTGGTGCAAGACCCAATCTATTTGAAGTCTCAATATCTTATCCAACTACTTTAACAACTTCTGGATCAAACACCCAAAATATTGATAAACCTACTGGTGCAACCAGTTCTGAAGATTTATTGATTTTTATGGTAAAAGCAGCTGCTCTTCCAGCATCAAATATTACCCCAGTCGAAATTCCTTTTAGAGGAAGAACATTAAAAGTTGCTGGAGAAAGAACTTTTGATACTTGGACTATTACTGTTCTTAATGATGTTGATTTTAAAATTAGAACATCATTTGAGCAATGGATGAATGGAATAAGCAAAATTTCTGATGCTAGTGGCACAACAAATCCTACTGATTATCAGAGAACTGCAGAAGTTCGCCAATTAAATAGAGCTGGTGAAGCTGTTAGAAGATATAAGTTTGCTGGAATATTTCCAACTAATATTTCGCAAATTGATCTTTCCATGGATACAACAGATACTATTGAAGAGTACACTGTAGAATTCCAAGTACAGTATTGGGAAGCTTTAGACGACGGAACAGGTCGCCCAGCAATTATTTAATAAATAGATATACCAAGTTTAATTTAAATTTTATACTATGCCAAGACTTTTTGGTTTTTCTATTGAAGACCCTGATAATAAAAAATCTAAAATTGTCTCCCCCGTTCCTCAAAACAATGAGGACGGGGTTGATAATTATGTTGCTAGTGGATTTTATGGTCAATATTTGGATATTGAAGGTGTTTTTAGGTCTGAAAATGACCTAATCAGAAGATATAGAGAAATGGCTCTTCATCCAGAAGTGGATGGTGCTATTGAAGATGTTGTAAATGAAGCAATTGTTAGTGACATTTACGATTCTCCAGTTGAGATTGAATTATCAAATTTAAATGCAAGCGATAAATTAAAAGAAAAAATTAGAGAAGAATTTAAATATATTAAAGATTTAATGGACTTTGATAAAAAGTCTCACGAAATTTTTAGAAATTGGTATATTGATGGAAAACTTTATTATTTAAAAATAATTGATCAAAAAAATGCATCTGATGGAATAAAAGAAATCAGATATGTGGATCCGATGAAGATGCGTCATATTAGGCAAGAAAAAAAGAAAGGGGATCCAAGAATTCCCATGTCTTCTGAAATGATGACTCCGATGAATAGTAAGGGTGATGATAGAACAGTTTATTCTCCAGAAATCGAAGAGTATTTTATATACACTCCAACTCCAAATTATCCAACTGGCATGATTTCAAGTTCTGGAACACAAAAGGGAGTTAAAATAGCAAAAGATTCGGTTACTTATTGCACTTCTGGATTAGTAGATAGAAATAAAGGAACTGTTCTTTCATATCTTCATAAAGCAATTAAAGCACTCAATCAACTTAGAATGATTGAAGATAGTCTTGTTATTTACAGACTTTCAAGAGCACCAGAACGTAGAATATTTTATATTGATGTTGGCAATCTTCCAAAAGTAAAAGCTGAGCAATATCTTAGAGATGTGATGAATCGTTATCGTAACAAACTCGTTTACGATTCAAATAACGGAGAAATTCGTGATGATCGAAAATTTATGAGTATGCTTGAAGATTTTTGGCTTCCTCGCCGTGAAGGTGGTAGAGGAACAGAAATTACAACTTTACCAGGTGGTCAAAATCTTGGAGAACTTGCCGATATTGAATATTTTCAGAAAAAACTTTATAGAGCATTAGCAGTTCCAGAATCAAGAATTGCTGGTAGCGGAGATGGATTTAATCTTGGTAGATCATCAGAAATATTAAGAGATGAATTAAAATTTACCAAATTTGTTGGAAGATTGAGAAAAAGATTTGCAAATATGTTTACCGACATGTTACGCACACAATTAATATTAAAAAATATTGTTTCTCCAGATGATTGGGAGAAAATGTCAGAACATATTCAATATGATTTTATTTACGATAATCAATTTTCAGAATTAAAAGAGTCAGAATTAATGACTGAAAGATTAAATCTTTTAGCCCTAATGGAACCTTATATTGGAAAATATTTTTCTGTTCAATATGCAAGAACAAAAATTCTTCGTCAAAGTGATGGGGATATAATAGAATTAGATAAACAAATTGATAAAGAAATAAAAGATGGAATTATTCCAGATCCAAATTCAATAGATCCAATTACGGGTGAACCTTTACCAATTGAAGGTGATATTGGTCCAAATACCAATACCCAAAGTTCAGTTACCAATACTCAAACTCAAAAAGATGCCAAAAAATCTCAAATATAAATAATTAATATAAATAAACTAAATTTGTATGGATAAAATTATCGATTTGATTGCAATTGATTCTAGTGCTTCGGATATATCTGATTCAATTAAAGATGTTCTTTTTGCAAAATCTGCTGCAAAAATTGATTCAATTCGCCCAAATATTGCATCTTCTTTATTTGATATTTCCAATTCCGAAGGAGAAGAATAATGGCAATAAAAATTATTCAAGATACGGTTATACCTAGATTAACACCGTCTCCTGGAATTGCAGCAACAACTGTTCCTATTGCATTAAGAAGTGGATATTTAAGAGTTACTATTGGATCAACAACTGGTAGTTCTGGTGGTTATGTTGCGATTGGAACAAATCCAATCGTGACAAACAATTCTTATCACATTACTTCATATAGTGTTGATATACTCAAAGAAACGATGAAGAAACAGAGAATTGTTGGAATTACAACTGGAACTACAACAACAATTAATTTTGGAGAAAATGCTGGAAATTATTTTTCACTT